CTTGGCAACCGCATCAGCGTCTTGTGCTGAATACTTACCATCAACCGCTTTCGCTAAGCTGATAACCTTTGTTCCCTTGTCAAACTTGACATTGAAACGACCTTCGAAAATACGTGTCTGCATGACACACTCCTTATACACCTACGATTTCAAACAGCGTGGCGGTGTAGGCTAGCCCGCCCGCCGGTGCCGCTGGTCATCAGCGACAACTCAATAAGGCCATAACTTTACAGGAATGTCAAGTTAGCCTAGTTTTAGGCGGTTTTGCTAGGGCTTGCGCGTCGCGCTTTGCCAACGCATTGCGTACATACAGACGCGCAGGGAGGGGGGCACATGGATTATTTTTTGCAACCCCCCGCCCATATAAGTAAACCTCACATAACAAGACCCCAAAAAATAAAGGTGTAAAGTTAGCATAATGCTTGACAGCTCCGTAACTTACAGACTAGGATTGCCTCATGGATACGTTACCGCTTAAACATACCAAGTGGTCTGATCGCTTAGCGATGGACATGGCACTGATGCTAGAAGGAAGCGGCGAGACTTTGGATGAAGTCAAAGATCGCCACAGCCTGAAGGTAGAAGAGCTGCTTGTATTTAATAAAGACCCTGTGTTTCTGAAGAAGGTCGAGTCTTACCGCGACGAAGTTCGTGAAAAAGGTATGACGTTCAAGCTTAAAGCCAGGGCACAGGCAGAAGAACTCCTGACAACAAGTTGGACTTTGATCCACAGCCCAGATGTTTCTGCGGCTGTAAAAGCTGATCTTATTAAGTCTACTGTTAAGTGGGGTGGCTTAGAGCCTAAGAACGAAGTAAACGCGGAGGGTGCAAGTGGCGGAGTTAAAATTACAATTAACCTCGGAGGTCAAGACTTCCCAGCGACTGTCGTTGATCACGAACCTATTGACGAAGTTTACACAAAAGGAGAAGGGGCAGAAGATGGCAACCTTCTCAACACTGGATGAGTGCGAACGGTGCGCGGCAGTTTTGTCGCAGTTAAACGTACGTTATAAGCAGAAGATCCGAAGAAAGAAGAATGTAGAAAAACCTTATGCAGTAATACTTCTTGATAATGTTGATCTTCTGCTTGCTCAAACTGAAGTGTCTGAGCAGTGTCCGCATTGCGGGGAGAACACTATAGAGTATCAGTGGTGCAAGTATTGTGGGGATATAACACATTTAGATGAGTATGAGTCATATGCTAATAAGATGGGATGGCACGGGTAAGAACGCGGCCAACATGACAGTAGAAGAATTTGCGCTGGAGCTGCAGCGTATAAAGCACAGGACGTTGTATATTGATACGACTGCTGCTGGGCGGGACGCGGCTAAGCGTACGCGTAGTTATAGGAATGCTAGGCGGGGGGCGTTTGGCAAATGGCATTAGATATTAACTTTACACCATCACGAACTGCAGCGAAGTTTATGCAGTCAGACGCCAAGATGCGCGTACTGATGGGGCCGGTTGGGTCTGGTAAATCTGTAGCAAGTTGTTTTGAGATTGTGCGTCGGGCGAGTGCGCAGGAGCCGAACGAACAGGGCATACGTAAATCGCGGTGCGCTGTTGTGCGTGAGACTGTACGTCAGCTGACAGATACTACAATTAAAACGTTTCTTGATTGGTTTCCACCTGGGGTGTGCGGCCAGTTCATGCGGACAACCAAGACATATTTCTTCAAAGTCGGCGATGTTGAGTGCGAGATTATGTTTCGTGCGCTTGATGATGCTGACGATGTGGCGAACCTTAACTCTCTTGAGCTTACCTTTGCGTGGTTCAACGAGTGTAGGGACATCAACGCCGAGATCGTAGATGCGATGTCTAAACGTATTGGGCGTTTTCCTTCTAAAAAAGACGGCGGGCCTTCTTGGTTTGGTATGTGGGGTGACACTAACCCCCCGACTATGGACACATGGTGGTATTATCAGATGGAGCACTTAGACGCTAAAGATGGCGTCAGCTATAATGACAACGGGTGGGATGTATTCAAACAGCCGTCCGGACGTAGCACTTTTGCAGAAAATGTGGAGAACTTACCAGATGGATATTATGACACCCAAGGGCGCAGCGAAGAATATATACGGGTCTTCATCGACGGAGAGTACGGACTCAGCTCCGCAGGTCAGCCAGTCTATAAGTATTTCAGACCGGACTATCACATGGCTGGAGAGACTCTGCGTCCTATTCTCAATGGGGTGCGTCCTATCGTTATTGGCATGGATTTGGGGTTGACCCCAGCAGCAGTTATCGGGCAACAAGACCCTCGCGGGCGAGTCCTAATTCTTGATGAGGCAGTGTCCTTTGACATGGGGGTTCAGAGATTCGTCCGCACGATTCTCAAACCTATGGTATACGAACGGTTTAGCGGTGCGCCAATCCTTGTGGTTGTTGACCCAGCTGGTATTCAGCGTGCTCAAACAGATGAACGCTCAGCGGTAGACATCATTAAAGCCGAAGGGTTTAGGGTCATACCGGCAAAAACAAACAATGTGTCAGCAAGATTGTCTTCAGTAGATGATTATCTTATGCGTCATGTAGACGGCGACAGCGCGTTCCTACTTGACCCTAAATGCTCACAACTTAAAGCAGCTATGATGGGTGGGTATAGGTTCCACCATAAGAATGGTAACATCGACAAGAATAACCATTCTCACGTAGCTGAAGCTTTACAATACTTTATGTTACACGTAGCGACAGCTGGTGAGGGTTCTTTCATGCCTATGCGGCGGGAAGTTAAAAGGGTTGCGGCATCAGGTTGGACTTGATATATTGTTAGTGTCATTGAGACATCCTTCATAGTTACCTAAACTTACCCTCTACGGATTGTCCCCGTAGGGGGTATTTTCTTTACTTGCGTAAGAACTTATTGCCATGTATAAATAAAAGTGTACACTTACTGCAGGAGTGTGAGTATGAATAAAAACGGGATGCCATGTGGTTGTGGCTGTGAAGGTAAACCTTACGTAGTCTATTCGGACAATCCGAAGATGGACACCAGCGGTATGGCCCAACGTAAAGTACGCCAATACAAATCTGGCGGGTATATCTACTCAGATAAAAACGACCCCGACACCAGAATTGACATGGACGATATTGACGATGAGGAGCGTATGTAATGGCACCAAAATTTTCTACTTCTACGTGGGTTGACACGCGAAAAGATGGCCGCGGCCTTAGATATATGGCGTATGATTCAAAGCTGGTAGACTACGCTAAAGCTCCTGGCACTGGGGTAGACCCAGATAAAAAATTCAAAGTCGGCAAACCTAAAATCCTAGAGCGCCCTGGAGATGTACAGTATTTTGGTGATGAGTTTAAAGATGCAGCGCAGAAGCTTGCTGATGAGCGTGAACAAGCTTACAGACGACGCCAAGCAAACGAATATATTGTAGCAGGGGCTAAAGCTCCTGGGGATAGAGTAAGTAAATCTGTATCGAATGTACGAATCGGCCAGCTACGCGGCGAAGGTTTTACTGCTGCGAACAGGGCTGCTAAGCAGGCTGAGCGTATGCAACGAGTAGGTACACAGCGTGCAGCGCTGGTTGAAAAAGGCCAGCAGACTATGACAAACATGAACCCAACAGCTAATCTTAAGGTTGCTTCTAAAAGTTTTGCTAAACTAGCAGGCAATGCTTCGGAAGGGCTAACTACTTTCCGTAACAAAAAAGACGATGAGGGGCTTGTTTAATGCTTCAAGTAATAGGAAATGCTGAGTTACGTAAGCGTGAGCAGGAGATTGTAGACAAAGAACTTGCTGCTCGGCAAAGTGATTCTGTAGTTCTAGGCCTTGCAGGGCATCTACGCCATTGCTGGGATGCAGCAAGACAGGCTAAAAAACCTATTGAATATATTATGCTTCGCGGATTACGGCAGCGTAACGGCGAATACGAAGCAGATAAGCTACGCGATATTCACGAGCAGGGCGGTTCTGACATCTATATGGGTGTCACAGAAGTTAAATGCCGTGCGGCGGAGAGCTGGCTTCGTGACATACTGCTTGATACTGGAACACCTCCTTGGGGGCTAAATCCTACACCTATTCCAGATTTATCTCCTGATCAGACTATGGAACTACAAAACGCTTTTGCAGCGGTAGTTACACGTATTGTTGAGAACGAAGGCAGAGCGCCAAACGCTGATGAGATGGTAGAACTAAAAGAGATGGTGGGCCAAGAGTATAGGTTTAAGCTACTTGAAGCTGCAGATAACCGTGCTCAAAAAATGACTATTAAGATTTCAGACCAGTTTGCACAAGGCGGCTGGGCCGAATCATTTAATGAATTTATTACTGATTTAGTAACTTACCCATGTGCTTTTATCAAAGGGCCAGTTGTCCGCAGACAGCGTAAGCTGGGCTGGACTAAAGGCGCTGATGGTAAGACTGTCGTTGAGGCGACTGAGATTATCGCTCCTGAGTTTGAGCGGGTTGACCCGTTTAGAATCTATCCAGAGCCAGGAATTTCTAACATAAACGAGGGGTATATCTTTGAACACCACCCTCTAAGCCGTACAGAGCTAGCTGATCTTGTTGGCGTACCTGGGTACGACGACGATGCTATACGCAAGGTACTGGACATTGGCAACGGCTCAAGCTGGATTAACGAAGATGTTGAGTTAACTAAAGATGAAGAGGAGCGCAAGTTCCACTCATTCAATAAACCTACCGAAACATTCGATGCCCTAGAGTTTTGGGGTAAAGTAACCGGCAAGATGCTTATTGAATGGGGTCTTGATGAAGAAGAGATCGAAGATAAGCACCGTGAATACGACGCAAATGTTTGGATTGTGGGTAATTACGTTATCAAGGCCATCCTTAACTACGACCCATTAGGAGAAAAGCCTTATGCTAAAACATCGTTTATTAAGCGCCCTGGCGCATTCTGGGGCAGCGGCATACCAGAAATTATTGAAGATATACAGAACGTCTGCAACGCGGCTGCGCGTGCTTTGGTTAACAATATGGGTATCTCTAGTGGGCCTCAAGTTGAGGTTAATCTTGAGCGTATCCCGCCGAATGAAGACATCACTCAACTTCATCCGTGGAAAATCTGGCAAGTAATGAATGACCCACTGGGGTCAAGCGCACCTGCAGTTAGATTTACACAGCCTGATGACAACGCAAACACACTACTAGGCGTGTATGATAAGTTTAGTAAGTTAGCCGATGATCATTCAGGAATACCTTCCTACGTGTATGGCGACCTTAACGTCCAGGGGGCGGGACGTACTTCGTCCGGCCTGTCTATGCTTATGGGTGCAGCCGGTAAAGGTATCCGCCAAGTTGTTATGCACATCGACAGTGATGTGATCAAACCAATCGTACACCGCCAGTTTGTTTACAATATGCGGTATGACGAAGATGAAACTATTAAAGGTGATGTTGAGATCATGCCTAAAGGCTCGATCAACCTTGCAGTTAAAGAGACTGTCAACATTCGCCGCCTTGAATTTCTTAACGCAACCGCCAACGAGATCGACATGGAAATCGTTGGTAAAGAAGGCCGCTCAGCGATTCTTCGTGAAGTGGCTAAAGGGTTGCAAATGCCTGTGGACGACATCATCCCGTCTAGGGAGAAGGAAGGCTACATGAATCGGATGTCAGCTAAAATGCAGTTGGAGGCCGCTCAGGCCGAACAATCTGCTGGCGGCGGCACACCGACATTGCCTGACGGAACCCCTAAAGGTGGGCAGGATGCGAACACAGTTAGTAACCGCGACACAGGAGCAGCAGGATGATCCGGCCTACTCCTGAAGTTACTAAGGCACTAGCCGCGTCTGTACGGCAATATCCGGCACTAGCTACATGGCTAGCGGAATGGCGTCAGCACGAGTTAGAGCAGCTACCTAGCGTCGCATCACAGAGCGTGGCACTCGCACAGGGGCGGTGTCAGGTTCTTACAGAGCTTTCTAAGTTCGTGAATGAGTCCCCTGAAATAGCGGCAAAGTCATAATGACAGCTGATAATTACGCACACCGATAGGAGCGTCCAACATGGCAATACCAAAGCAAGTTCAAATGCAATCTGAGGCAGTACAAGAACTATACAAGGAACTTAACGGAGAAGTTGAGGCACAGGGTGATGCACCCGAGGCCAATACGGATACTGGTGAGGCACCTGTATTGGAAGTTGTAGCCGACAGTGTAGAAGAACAAGCACCTCAGTCTGTAGCCAAAGAGCACGGTGAGTCAGACAACCAAACCAAGGATTCTTGGGAACAAAAGTACAAAACACTGCAGGGTATGTATAATGCAGAAGTTCCTCGTATGAAAGCGGAGAACCGAGAGTTATCATCCCGTGTTACTCAAATGGAGCAGCTACTTAGCTCATTGAATAACCAGCCTGCTGCACAACCCGAGTCTAGTGATCCGTTGATTACAGATAAGGATGTTCAGGAGTACGGCGATTCTATTGATGTTATGCGGCGTGCAGCACGAGAAGAAGTGGCGCAAGCCAATAATCGTGTGTCTCAGTTAGAGCAACAGGTAATGCAGATGCAGACCAGCGTGGTACCGCAGATGAATCAAATCTCGCACGCACAGGCCGAATCAGCAACTCAGACGTTTTGGGCTAGGCTTTCCACTATTATACCTGAATGGCAGGACATTAATAACAACGGAGATTTTCAATCTTGGCTGTTAGATGTTGATCCACTTACAGGTATTTCTCGCCAGACATATCTAGAAGATGCCCAGCAGAATCTAGATTCTAATCGTGTGGCGCAGTTCTTTAGGTCATGGCAGGAGGCCAACGGTACCCCAGTTGCTCAAACCAATCGGAAGGTTCCTTCTGACCAATTAGAGAAGCAGGTATCCCCAGGGCGAGGTCGCTCAGGGACTAATACTATGCCATCTGAAGGCCAAACATACTCACCAGCAGATATCGAAGGTTTCTTTGATGCTGTGCGTAAAGGTAAGTACAAAGGTCGGGAAGAAGAACGTGGCCGAATAGAACGCGACATTTTCTCAGCACAGAGAGAAGGTCGAATTGTCACTGCATAACTTATAGGAGGCTAACATGGCTTTTGCAGTATCTTCAGGTCGTCCGGACTACACGGGCAACTTTATCCCCGAGATTTGGTCGGGCAAACTCATCGAGAATTTCTACGATGCGACTGTCCTATCCGCAATCTCTAACACTGACTACGAAGGTGAAATCCGTAACATGGGTGACACGGTTAATATCCGTTCAACTCCAGAGATCACCATCAAAACCTACGTTAAGGGCCAGACTCTTGCAGTCGAAAACCCTGACAAAGCGAAGCTGCAGCTCGTAATCGACAAAGGCGAATACTTCGCTTGTGTTGAAGACGATGTTGATCAGGTTCAGTCTGACATCGCATTGATGGATCAGTGGTCTAAAGACGCTTCCGAGCGTATGAAGATCAAGATCGACGAGCGTGTTCTGACAGACCTGTTGCCTGACGTTGGCGCAAGCAACAAAGGCTCATCAGCTGGCCGAATCTCTGGCGACATCAACTTGGGTGTAGCAGGTACTCCTGTTGCTATCACAAGCTCTAACGTCATTGATACCATCATCAACATGGGTACCGTACTTGACGAAGCTAATGCTCCTGAGCAGGATCGCTTCATGGTTATCCCTGCCAAGATGGCTGGCTATATCAAGCAGTCTGACCTTAAAGACGCATCTATCACTGGCGATGGATCATCTCCTCTACGGAATGGTCGCCTTGGCATGATTGATCGTTTCACCCTTTACGTATCTCACAACCTAAAGAAAACTGCAGGCGGTGAGTTCAGCGTAATCGGTGGTCACAAGATGGGCTTTACGTTTGCATCACAGATGACAAACATGGAAACCATCCGGTCTGAGACAACTTTTGGTAACATCATTCGTGGCCTGCAAGTATATGGCTATAAAGTGGTGAAGCCTGAAGCACTCTCAACCGCTATTATAACGCTTTAATAGGAGGCAAACATGGCTGCATACACAGACACGCACGGCTATTTTAAAGGTTCTGCGGCACACCCTGCCAAAGGCATTAATAAAGTCGGGCTAATGGAAGTCGAACTAGACTTCGCTAAGATCACAGCGGCTAGAGTTACAG